CAGCGACATCCAACAAGCACAGAGATCGCAGATACACTGGACTCCGCCAAAGCTCTGACCGTTACAATCGCCGCCGCAGTTGAGCCCAACGCCTGGTTCATGATCAACTCCCGCACATTCAATACAAAAGCAAGCTTGCCCACTCTGGTCTTCGCAGAAACACTCGGCATCCAATTGACGATTGTAGTTTTCATCATCGTTGGTGTTCCGGAATAGGTTCGAGTCTCCGTCTGGGACAGAACGATAATCTACATTGAAAGCTCTATTCAGAGGAGCAAACGGCGAAGTTCTCGTTTCGTCATCCGAACCGTACCCAAAGTTGGTCGCATTGACTAAAAGACCGACGCCACCAGCTCCACCAATTGTGGGTAAGTCTGGGCTTCCGTTATAATCTAGTCTATATGTGTAGAGTTGGGCCCAAGGCATGTCTCTACTTCTTCCTCGGTAATCAACAAAGAATCTCGCATTATCCTCATCGCCGCGGTTGTATTGATCTACGTTTATATTATACACTTTTCTTATGTCGAAGTCCTCTTCTTCGGTATCGCTGGCGAATTCCTCACCCAACAATTCCCCAGTATCAACAGTCGCAGTATATAACATGAGTCTATGATCCGTTGTATCATACTCTTGTCTATCTCCAGGCCATAACCAGTTGGATGCAACAGTAAATCTTGGATTCAACCAAGATGAATTTTGTCTATTCACAGCGGAACACCAACCAAGTGATGAGTGTGCAGTTATACCATGTGGGTTGTGATCCAACGGACCAGCTGAGGCAGTTGCACCGGCCACTGGAATGAAATACCCATTCGTCATATCGTTAGGAGGCCATAATTCTTCATCACCGCCAGGGAGGAACGTAAGGTCGATATTCTTTCTGTTCTGATTTGGGTTATTGAAAGCTTCAATACCCGTGGAAAGAGTATCCGTAAACTTGGCTAACGTTCCTCCTGTAAACACACTTCCACTAGTTTTCCAGAAGTTATTAAGTCTAATCGCACCCCAACTATCGAAGTAACCTCTAGCATTAGCAGACAAGTTTCTCATTGTGTCATCAGGAGTTCCAAGGAATCCCGGATGTGTCAGGAACTTACCAAAGATGTTTGGGCCCCACTGACCTTCAAATCTGGTGTTGACGGCAGCAAAATTTGCTCCAAAGTAGTCTGTTCCAAATTCGGCATCACTGCTGTCAAATTTAGTCATTGTTTCAGAGACATCAAACATTGGACCATAAAACCAACTATAGTAACTATAGGCTGGATACGGTCCCATCGCTAGATGATTGATGACTGCTCGGCCGTCGTATCCACTGATGTTGCGGCCCCAGAAACGATCACCATATGTGCCGTCGGATTCACTTTCCCCGCCACCACCAAGTCTTCTACCAGAAACATCTGGAGTTGCTGTGTGGTGAATCATGTCATCAACCCAAGGGGCAAAGAAAGACCTAGCTGTACCAACCGAAGAGAGAGGTAAATCGAACATAGTTTCACTACGTCTACCAACTCTATTGATACATTCGTTTGCTCTTACCATCCTTTCACTTTGAATACCCGCAACTAAATCAGATGTTCCTCCCTTTGTGTTAGGTGGGGTACTGAACTGATCCGGTTGTGAATCACACAATGCAAAATAATATTCATAAAAAGAATGTTTCTTCCAACTAGGTGCTTCTGGGTCTCCGAGATCGGTGTCTTGCACCTTCGTGGGGTAACCGTCAAGTTCACCAACGTAACCCCAACAATTAGTCCCATCAAACCCACCGGTTGGTGTGGCACCATCAAAGAGGAAGTAACTTGAAGTTCCACATGGATTCACTCCACATGTATCAATTTCAGCGTTATCAACTCTTCTCCACTTTCTCATCTCGTTATTTAAAATGAAGAGACTAGCACTAGAAGAACTCAAATCATCGATAGCATAATGTCTAGCAAGACCATTAGCGCATCCCATGTTAGACAAATGCGGTGAAGAACATAGTCGTTCTTGTCCCGCAGTATCACGGTCCTGAGTATTATGAACACATGGGCCGAGTTCAAATGTTATACCGGGATAACAAAAAGTACAACCGGGCCTGTCCGGAACCATTCCATAGGCACTCGCACACTCTGATGCCACCAGAGGTGTCAAGAATATATTACAGAAGGTGTTTCCATTTTCGACCGTGAGGTAACTAAACATTGTTCGGAACACGGAACCGGTGGGAAGACATCCATTCGAACCATAGGCACAATTATGTCCCGATAGGTTCATGAAGTTTTGAGGTTTAATTTGACTGGTATCGGTTATGGAACCATCTGGGGACAATTCTGAAACCGGAATTGATAAATTCGACCCACCAGGCAGAGCAGGAGTTCCACACACATTTCCCCTAAAGAAGTCTTGTATGTCTTCGTTAGCGCCGGCATCCCTTGGGTCAGTCCATCCGGTATACCCCGAAATCATCTCAGGTAAGAAATAATCCGTTGCTCCGGGACAATCAGAAGTATCTTCTTCATTGGCTCGGAACCAAGATAGTCCGTTAGATTGTTGACAATGTACACATCCGGGTTGTTGTTCTACGTTGCTATCACAACCATCGAAACAGTAGTCCCCATCACCATCGACTTGTGAAGTACAGTTACAATATCCTGACCATACTTGTTTTATTCCGCATAAAATGGAACCACCACTAGGACCGGACTCCTGTGAGTTACAAAAATCACAAAGTTGATCGTTATCTGGGTTGGTATCAACCGAACCAATCGGGAAATCACCACATATTTGCCAATCAGACGATTCCTCTTCCAAGTCGTCGTTGCAGAAACCGGTGTAGGGAATGTCTGGTGTACATTTCCTATCGATATCTAGTTTTTGTTTCCAACAAGATAAACTCTGAGCTCGAGCACCAGTACAAGAACAATAATTGAAAGCATCTATGTCAGATGTGTCACCCGGTTGACCGATGGTTCCTTCATATCTTGAATTCTCACAAGGACCATCGCTGTCGTATGGTTTATCCATCCCATATTGAAAACAATCATTAGCATCAGAACAACTGTAGATATAAGAAAACGCCGGTTTATCCGGTACACTATATGTGTCAAAAGCAAATACAATTCGATCAGTACCGGTCAATCCAAAACATCCGGTATCACCACCACCAACACCCGGGCCTGGGCCTGGTACTTGTATTTTAAAGTGTCTAAAACCCATGCGGCCAGCATTAAAAAACATGTGTAATCACTCCATTTTCTAGAACCTACATTTATATATATGTATGAATAAGGAGGTTTTATGACGAGAAGTGTACTCCTACTAAATGCAAGTGAAGAAGTACTTTCCATCATAGATTGGAAGAAAGCAATACGACTCATCGAGTCGGGAAAAGCAAAAGCACCACACAACTACAAAGAAAACTATTCGGTAAGGACGGTCACAGGGAAATATACACTACCCGCTGCGATCGTCCTTGTTCAATATGTCCACATACCTTGGGACAACGACCCACAACCAACGAGAAAAAATGTATTCAGACGGGACAACTGGACCTGCCAATACTGCGGATATAGATCAAAGAATCCAAGAACTCTCACAATCGATCACGTTCATCCTCGGAGCCGGGGAGGAGATTCGTCATGGACGAACCTCATTACGTCATGCGAGAGTTGTAACCATTCTAAGTCTAATAAATCTCTCAAAGAAGCGAAAATGAAGTTGAACTATAAACCATACAAACCATCTTTCTGTACACTCCGACTTGTCGGTCTGGATAATCAGGGAAAACAAATCTGGAGAAGATGGTTAACTATAAATATGAAGAAACCCATTTAAGAGAGGCAATATAATGGCAGACAATAACGACTTTATGGAAGGATTCGACAGCGACGAGTCCTACGGATTTATGGCTGTCAATGAGGACGAACTCAAAGACATCCTTGGTGGTAAAGCAGCAGAGACCGCATCACCAGAAGAAATCGAAAACATCAAGAGTAAACTCGACATGATTCTTGAGATGAACTCCACCTGCGAAGGTGCGAACGCAGTCAAGGATCAGTACGACGAACTACTCAAAGCAAAACTCGGAGAGATTCAATCACTAGTCTTTCCTCTACTCATCAACCTCAAAAAGAACTCGGACAAAGACTATCTGTTTTGGCCCGGTTCGCAGAGATCTTCGCAGTGTGAACTACAGATGCAGAAGATCATGAACCTCACGCAATCCTCGTAAATCATAAATAGAAAAAGTCCAACAAGGAGATACAAATGTCTATTCAACGTCAACTATACCTCGCAAAAATGATGAGTAATGAACAAAAACTAAATGAAATGGATCCCAAGAAGCATGTCAAGAAGAACCCCGAGAATGGAATGTTCTGCGTCTATGACAGCAAGGGTAAGAAGGTCAAGGAATTCAAGAGCGAGGCAGATGCGAACAAGTACGCAACTGACAACCATGACGCACTCATGAAGGAAAGTGGTAATCCTGTTGATACGATTCAAGGAAACCCATATGGCGATCTCCGGCCAAAGGGAATTGGATCCCGTAAGAAGAAGATGAAGAAGGAAGACGTTGAACAGGTTGATGAAATGATGCCTCATGGTATGAACTTGAGTGTCAAGAGCATAGAGAAAACACCATCGATGATCGCATACCGTAAAAAGGTCGCAGACGATCACAAGAAGAGAATGTCTAAACTCAAAAAAGAACGTGGTGGAACTCACAAACAACCAGCAGTGACCACCACTGAGAGTGAAGAAAAGATTGATGAAAAAGAAACCACCTACCTCGACAAGAAGAGAAACAAGCGACACTCAGCAAGAGACATGAGAAAAGCACCAGACGGATCACCCACAGACGGATACTACGCTAAGGGTGATGGTTCTCATGGACGCAGACAACCAAGTAAGTATTCTGCTCAGGGTAGACGGCGCGACATCAATCCAAAGTACGGCGATCTTCAGAGGAGATACGAAAGTGTTGAACTCTCCGAAGCCGATAAGGTAATGATCAACGAACTGTTCCTCTTCATCACCAACGACGCACAACTCTACCGTCAAAGAATCACCCCACTCATCAAGAACTACCAGAGAAAAATGAAGAAGGGTATCTTTGATCAGGAGATGGCAGTCAAGGGTTTCCTATACGCAGTCAACGACGGAATCAAGAAGTACAACAAAGAGTTCGGTTCTGGTAGTATGAAACTCTCCAAACAGGAGAAAGATGCAGTCGCAACCAAACTGCTCGACTATTATCAGGAAGAACTCGCCGGGGGTTGATATGCCATCCATTAGTGGGAACGACGCAAATAAGCTGAGTACCGAAATCATACGTCAACTCAACGGTGTGTTACAAAAAGTTCACACCGGTGGGAAGAAGTACATGGCTGAAGTTAAGTCCCAGAACAACAGAACCAGCACTGTGCAAGTTTACTCGGAGAATCGAGAAACTACTAAGACCAAGGTAAAAGAACACCTCAAGAAAAGAGGCATGAACTTGGCCACAGGCAAAGGTTATACAGTAACCAACAAGATGTTCGCGGGTAGTCGTTTTGGTGGTCTACAATTCATGGTACAACATGATGGAGACAATTTCAAACACAACGTAGTGTTGAGATTCAAACCATTGAGTGTTGGTAAAAAGACAAAAAAATCAAAAAGCGGTGTTACAGAGAAAAAAGAAAACAAGGGTATAGTATTCGAGCACGATTTGTCTAGAGACTTTGGGTTATATGTAAAATCTGGCAGTGACCCGCAGGCTCGTGGTATAAAGTACAAGACATTCGTTGAGGAATATACCAAAGTGTCCGGTATAGAGAACAACGGACTAGCAGAAATTGTGGACATGGGTGCATTGAACCAAAAACGTCCACTGGTGTTTGCTGGTAATGACATATTAGTAGGTGGATCAGATACCAATATCGGTAAAACTGTAACAGATATAACATTGGTCGATGGTAAAGGAAATAACCTTTTCTTATCATTGAAGTTCGGAAACACTGTGACTTTTATGAACTCTGGGGTAACTAAGATATTCCCAGAATCCGATTTCAGAAAAGGTTCTTTCACGAACCCCGGAGCTAAAAATCTACTGAACCTTTTCGGCGTAAACGAAAAGAAATTCATAGATGTCTTTCTCCGAGCAGAAAAAGCCGCAGGTAAAACTGTAAACAAAACAGGGGACACCAAAGACATCATCGATGTTTCCTCTAAAGTCAACAAACAAAAGTTGCATAAGTTTATAAAAACCGCAGTCGGTCATGGATATTGGTTAATTCACTTAGACAACAAAGGTCATGTACACCATTACAACATGACAAAACAAGTAATGGAACGTGGAACCAAACCCGGCAGTGTCGTAGTTCATTACCCATCCAAAAACGCACCGGCGAAAAGAATAGATGTGGCTATCGATACACCAATGTTTGAATTAAAAATGAACATCAGAAACAAACAAGCAGGTGTGTTTCCATCACACATCATGTTGGATTACAAAATAAAGCACTAACCATGAGATCATTTAAAGAACATCTTCAACTACTCCGCGAACCAGAGATCCTCGACCGACTGGTCCAACAACTAATGGACAAAGGTAAGTCAAAGGACGCTGCATATGCAATCGCAACTGCATCCCTTCAGAAGAACGGCGTGCTCAAGTCTGGGTCACAGAAACTCACAGCAAAAGGCGAAAAAAGAAACAGTATGTCTGCTGGTGAGAGAGCCAAGGACCGGGCTGCGAAGAAGGATGGGAATAAACCCAGTGAGTACAGTTATAATAAAAAAACCAACCTCGCAACCAAGAAGGAAGACCGCGACTACAAGCGTGAGTACCAAACCTTCCACGGGAAACCAGAACAACGTGCCAGACGGTCCCTGAGAGTCCTGGCGAGACGAGAGATGGAGAAGAGAGGGAGAGTCAGTAAGGGAGACGGCAAGGACGTAGACCACCGCAAACCCCTCTCCAAAGGTGGGACAAACGCGATATCAAACCTAAAAATCGTGGACAAGTCCTCCAACCGATCAAAGAAAAATACTTGACTTTTAATATAAATAGTGTATAATATGGATTGTGAGAATTGTTATGAAAAGTTTTAATCATTTAGAGACTCCTCAGTTGGATGATCTCAAATCAGAGACCACCGAAAACGGCAGACACTACTTTACCCCAACAGGCGAAAAGTACCCATCTGTAACCACGGTCACTGGACACGAAAAGAAAAAGTTCTTCAAGGAATGGAGAAAAAACAACCCCGAAGAGTCGAAGCGAGTGCTTCGACGCGGGAACAAGTTCCATGCCATCATTGAAGACTACCTACAGAACAAAGAAGTCTCCTATAAGGATGTGGATGCAAACTCATGGGATCTCTTTGAACAGGCCATTCCTCTTCTAGACAACATCGATAACATCGTAGCACAGGAAGTTCCTCTCTGGAGTAACACCCTGATGCTTGCGGGTCGCGTTGACTGTCTTGCAGAGTATAATGGTGTTCTTTCCGTGGTCGATTTCAAAGGTTCGACTCGAAAGAAGAGAAAGTCGGACATCACCGAGTATTTCATGCAGTCTACGGCTTACGCGATCATGTGGCAGGAACGAACTGGGCAAGCAATTGACCAGATTGTCATCCTGATTTCCAACGAAGACGGAGAAATTCAGGAATTTGTTGCGAATCCCCTCGATTATTGCGAACCCCTAAGGCAATGTATCAATAAATACTGGGTAGAACGAAAGGGTAATCATGACAATTCAACCGTTCAAATCCTTTCTGACGGAAGCTAAAAACGTTCACATGGAACATCTTGAGGACGCTATCCTCAATGATGGCACCGCTGGTGGTGAACAAGCGATAGAATTTCTATCTGCTGTCACCGACATGCTTTCTGGTAACAACCAATCTCGCGTAGATCTTACGGTGAAGTGGGACGGAGCTCCCGCGATCTTCGCAGGCATCAATCCAGACAACGGTAAGTTCTTTGTTGGATCGAAATCGATATTCAATAAAAGAACTCCCAAAATAAACTATACCAATGCAGACATTGACAAGAACCACCCCGGTGGTCTTGGTGATCGACTTAAGATCGCACTGAAGCACCTACCCAAACTCGGGATCAAAGGTATTCTTCAGGGTGATATGATGTTTATTAAATCTGATTTAAAACAGGAGACTATCGATGGACAAGAACATGTAACATTTCAACCCAATACTATTGCGTATGCTGTTCCCGTCGATTCAACATTATCCAAGGAAATTAAGTCATCCAAGATGGGAATTGTTTTCCACACAGCGTACAAGGGACGAACCTTCTCGAAGTTAAAGGCCTCGTTTAATCCACGTTTGACTGCGTTAAGAAAGACTAGGGATGTCTGGTTCCGCGATGCCGCATTTAAAGATGTAAGTGGCACGGCCACTTTTACTAAAGCCGAAACAGCAAAAATTAAAAAACAAATAACAAAACTTAAAACATCACTGAGTTCAGTGAGTAGTTTTTTAGATAAATTTATATCCAATACAAGGATAATAGATGAACTGAAAATCTATAGTAATTCGATGGTTAAGCAGGGAGCTGCCATTGGGTCTGCGGAGGATTTCACAAACTTTGTGCAAGACAAGATGCAGGCCGCTATAGATAACCTTAAGACAGACAACGCCAAAAAGAGAAAAAGCACCGAATTAGAAGACTTGATCTCAGAATTAAGATCCAATCAGTCTAAGATAGATAAAATTTTCTCTTTATACCGCGATTTGTCTGTTGTTAAGGTTGACATCATTAAGAAATTAGAGACAATCAAAGACATAGGAACATTTGTACCTACATCAGATGGTTATAAGTCTACCGCACCAGAGGGATTTGTGGCGATAGACAGATATAAAAAAGGTTCTACATTAAAACTCGTAGATCGAATGCAGTTCTCAAGGCAAAACTTCAATGCCCCGAAAAACTGGATACCCTGAATCATGGAAGATTATTTAAAGGCGCCGAAAGGCGTCTTTTTTTTATAAATAGGTTGGAGAACAACCATGAAATCATCAACACTTACATTCGGACGTTTCAACCCACCAACCTCTGGTCATGAGGTTCTAGTACAGAGAGTCATCTCAGTTGCAAAGGGATCAGAACACCGAATCTACGCATCACAATCACATGACCCCAAGAGTAATCCCCTACCATACAGATCAAAGGTCAAGTATCTGAAGAAAGCGTTTCCATACGCCAACATCATGTTAGACCCAAGATCGATCACGGTATTCCATGCACTCAAGAGCATGAGTGATGATGGGTATACTGATGTAACTCTTGTAGTCGGTTCGGATAGAGTCAAAGAGTTCGACCGGGCGATCAAACGATACATCGGACACCCAGACCCTAAAAAGGCATTCAACTTCGACAACTTCAAGGTCGTGAGTGCAGGACAAAGAGATCCAGATGCAGAGGGTGTTTCTGGTATGTCCGCATCTAAAATGAGAAAATTCGTAAAGAAAAAGGATATCAAATCTTTCCTCAAGGGTATCCCATCAAAGATGCGTGTTGCGGATGGTAAGGCAATGTATAATGAATTGAGAAAGAGCATGTCAATCGTCGAAGAGATCGAGTTAGACATCAACGAACAAATGAATCTCTTTGAGATTTCTATGCAAGGGAGAAGAAACATTGCCCGTGCAGCAAAAAGAACATCTAAAAAGAGACAAAAGAGTCGTGAACGTAAAAAGAAAATAAAGAAGAACGCAGATCAATTAAAAAAACTGGCTCAAAAAGCTGCACGGGAGAAGGTGAAAAAGAAGATCATCCGAGATAGAAATTGGAATACATTATCCCCTCAAGAAAAAGAGAAGATTGAAGCGAAGATCAACAAGAAAAAGGCAGTTATCAAGAAACTGACCACCAAACTCCTCCCTAGTATTCGTAAAAAAGAGACAGAACGAATTGCCAAACTTAGAGGAAAGAATGAAAACAATACATATAATGATGAACAAAAGTCTGGTGCAGGAGAAGAAGGAACTGACCAACTCCTGAAGAACTACATGAAACAAACACCTTACTCTAGGAGAAAATAATGTTCAAAGATGACAAATATAAGAATTTAGTGAACGATATCTCGAACATGATGAAAAGTCATAAAGCGGTTGGTTCCGAATTACCAGATCATATGAGATCGGCTGCAATTCAAGCTGGTGTCGAAGCGAGAGAAGCAAAAACTCTAGAGGATAGAAACGCAACCTTCTCTAAACACTTAACCACAGCCGCAGATGGTGTCATGTATTCGAACAAGCAAGCAGGCACCTTTTATAATATTGCACAACACTCAATGGAAGGAAGAGTAGACAAATGAAAGCTTTCAAGCAAATTAGAAAAACACTAAACGAAGACTACGCAGCCGTATACGATTACGGTTCTAGTCAACCAAACGTGGGATCTGGTTCGTATGGAGTTCACGAACTTGGTGATCCAGAAAACATCGAAGTCATCAACAACTTCTTATCTAACTACACCAGAAAACTTTACTTCGACAAAAAGCAAGCCGTTGTAGAACTCAAGGTCAACCTCAACAAATTCGGTCTAGACTTTGATGTCGCAGGTGGTGGAGAAGGAACTTACGCACTCAAGATGTGGGGTGGTTCTTTCGGTAAGACTACGGACACTCCCTTCGATGAATTCCACAAGAGTGATAACATTGCTGAAAAACTCGGTCATGGTCTGAACCTAGAAGTAAACTTCAACAAGGTTGGAAATGGACTATGTAAGGCAGAGGTAATGATCGTCCCCGCCACCGGAGAAGCAGAGACAGAATAAATGATTTACAGTGAACCTCTTGATAATGACAACTATATGATGGTCTGCATGAAAGTATATGATAACCCACAATGCAAAGGTATCGAAGAATTTCATGAAGATCTGGATAGAGTGAAATACCTAAAAAGACTGTTTAAAAAATATCTAAACAGTGGGGTCTTGCGGGAGAGGTTGATCTTAAATCATTTAATAATTCTTCATAACGTATTAGGCCCAATATCAGTGAGATTACTCTTCTTTAAATTAGAAAAAGAAATACACTCACCACTAAAAACTTTTATGATCTATTTGAACTATTTACCAGAAAATATACCAGAAGTTGATTTAGTAGATATTCCAATTGATCAGAAAATAGCAGAAACTTTGAGAGAAATTTAATGGGACTCGCAGGAACAGCACTTGACATTTTCATCGCATACAAGTTTATTCAACTTCTTGTTGTTCCATTCGATAAGACTGATGCCTATAAACTAGGCATCATCGACGAAAAGGGTCAGATTCTTAAGAAGAGAAAAACTCTAAAGACTCCAGAAGAGAAAAAGGCATATCCTTCCGTGTTCTACACTCTCGTTTGGAAAATGAAAAGAGTTCTAGAAAAACTACCATTCGGTAAAACTAAACTGGCCTCAATCGCAACTGCTATCTACTTTCTAAAAGAACACAGTATGAAAATGGGTTGTTCTCCCGATACTATCGAGAACGCACTCCTAAACCACCTAGAGGATTTGAATCTAGAGGGTCTGGAGGAGTCTTTCGAGTTTCCAACCGTTTTGGAGGACGGAGAGTACATCCTAGACGGTAAGAGAGTGGTTATATCAGAGTATATCGAACCAGTGGACATCATTCTGGGTGTTCCCATCTTTAAGATAAAGGAAAGAGTGTTTACCCATGAAGACCTTCAACCAATTCATTAACGAGACAGTAGTAAATTCCACTGGGCCCGGCGTTGCAGGGATCAATCCTCCGCCCGCAGATTTCCCTCCAGTTAAAAAGAAGAAAAGAAAACCTGACGACAAGTTCATGGGTAACCCTGTATTCAAAGTGACCCAAGAAGAATATGACAAGTGCATCAGGGGCAAAGTGAAATATGAAAGATACGCAAAGTATCTACAACAAGAAAACACCGATGGTGTCAAGGATCAGATCAGAAAATCTGGTGCAAAGAGTATTATAGTCCAAAATGAAAAAACAGGGGAAATGTCCTATCTGTTTAGGAGGTAAAATATGTTGGAGTCGTTTTTAACAACAGAATTTTTATCATTAGTAGGCGGTAGCTTGACCGGGTTCTTCTTCAAGTCTATAGCAGAAAAAAGACAGATGGAACAGGAGAGGTTCGAGAGAACCATCTCCATGATGAAAACCAAAAATGAAATGGCTGACGCTGCCGTAAGCAGAGTTCCCATCAGTGCAGGTAAAGTGGTTCGTAGAATCATCGTCCTCTGTATCTTATTCGGAACGATCATCGCTCCATTCATTCTACCATTCTTCCAAATCCCAACAGTCGTTGAGGTGGTGGAACAAAGAAACTCACCACTCGACATCTTCGGGATGTTCGGAACAAATGAGTATGTCTCGTTCGAATCTATACATGGATTCTTGTTTACTACAGAGAACAGGCAAATATTAGTTACAATTGTGGGGTTCTACTTCGGAGCCGCTGCGGGGAAATCTAGATGAAAAAGTTATTACTGATTTTATTTTGTGCGGGTTTAGTTGGTTGTGCAGGCAACCAGAAGATTTTAGGCGAGAACGATTCAGTTCCGATCAAACAAGTAGGATCGCCCGTTGAAGTGATCGAGTCCTCTGGATCTCACTGGTGGGTCTACATGATCTGGTTTGTTCTTATTGTTTCCGCCGTAATACTTGCATGGCGAGAGTTCAAACCTAATCCTCCCGAACAAACCAACGATTCATGATATTTGAATTGTAGTAGGCCCGGTCGCCATTATCCATAGACTCGGATAGAACATCATTCTTAATCTGATACTCGACTTCGGAGAACGTGAGTTCTCCTCTGCTCTTGCATAGTTTCAGAACCTCAAACTTGAAGTTCTCTATACCATACTCCTCGATGTCCTGATTCAGTTCATCACAGGAACCGGTATAGGATTTCCACTTGGATTCCTTCACCACACGTTTCCTGTTCTTCCGACCGGCCACTTTCTTTCGTGTATACGAGTGTAGTTGTTTCTTGCCGATATACTTTCTGCCTGTCTCTTTGTGGGTGATCTCGTAAACGAAACCAAACCACCGATCTGGTTCAAAGTCTACTGGTAAATTTTCCCAATGTCCAAACATAAAAAAAAACCTCTCCCCATATTTAGGGAGAGGTTCTTTATTGTTCTTTTAGTTTGTATCAGAAACTAAAAGTGATCTGTGATCGAACGAGGTACTGTCCGTCCTCGGAGTTGTTCGACCAACCGGTATCGTTGACATCCCACGAAGAACCGACACCCTCGAAAGAGTAACCAACAGAGTTGACATTCGTACAGAGGTCATAGTTGACACCAACAGTCGCAATGTTCAGAACTTCCGAGTCGATCTTACCGTACTCGTACATACCAAACAGTTGACAATTGGTTGCAACCTTGTACCCGACCTGACCAACCACACCCCAACCGTCGAAATCGCCGTCTCGGGCAACATAACCAACGGTGCTGGTGAGATCATCACCAAGATCGAAAGTGGCATCAAAGGTGTATGAGGTAACACCTTCATCGGCAGCCTCGTTGTATGCAATAGCAGCACCGAGATCTACCCAATCAAACCCACCGTAAGCAAGACGACCAACAAAACCATAGTCATGTTGAGTCGTAACTTCGGTGTTGTTAGAGTTGAAACCATCGGTGTAGGCACCGGAGAGGTTGAAGTCTCCAAGTTCCTTCGAAAGTTCCACACCCTGAGATCGTCCCTGACCAAAGGTATAAGAGACGATTGAGTAATCACCAATTAGAGTGTCTGGGGTCGAAACATTGACCTCGGACATAAACTGGGTCTTGAACTGACCAACCTTGACGGTTGCAAATCCAAAGTCGTTACTAATGTAAGCGTCTCGGAGTCGGAAATCAGTGTTAGCACCTACCTCTGCGGTAACCTTGTAGTTTGCAAACCCTTCACCGAGTTGCAGACGACCCTTGAAACCGAAGGCGGCCTTACGAACGTCGAATCCCTGACGAACATCTAGATCATTGCCATCATTGTACAGATAACGAAACTGAACAAATCCGGTGGGAGTGAAAGTGAAGTCTCTCTGGACTCCATGTCGCAGTGAAGTATGAGTTGCGGATTCCGCAAGAACTTCGCGGATCATTTCCTTCGTTTCCGCGATTCTCATCGACTCCATGCTAGTATCTGCGTAGCAAGTTCCACTTGCAATTGACGCAGCAACAATAGTAGTAAGTAAATTCATGTCTTTTCTCCTTGACATTATTCGTTACTCAGACACCCCAAGAGGTAACTGCATCCCAAACGGTTGCGATTGCATCGCGGAACCAAATCACGCCGTCCCATGCAAAGGGAATAAGAGCGAGAGTGATAAGGGTAGAACGGCACACGCCGAACTTCTTGAGGGTTTTACCGATTACATCGGTGGCGCACCCGCTAACGGGGCATTGTGTATTTGCAGTCTTAGTCATATTGTTTCTCCTTATGTTAGACTGTATTGTAGCCACATTCGAAAATCAAATGTGAACAATATGTATTATACTTTAATTTGATCAGTTTGTCAAGTCAACGATTTCACATGAGTTTCCGGAACAAGCCATCGTCTGGGTTCCGGATGTGTTGTCTTCCTTTTCATAACTGGATAGTTCCAACCAATCAACTTCCTGAGGCAGTTTCTTGCAAAACTCGGTAAACTCCCTCTTGGTAGAATCTTGGTACGGAGCCTGTCTGTAAGTGTGGTCGCTGTGGGGTAGGAACGAGATACCTGAAATCTCATCAAAGTGATCGTAAACCCAACCACCCACCATAGGCCACTCTTCTTCTTTAACAGTGATGGTGACACTTGGTTTGTGTTCACACCAATGTCTCTGATAAACCAACCAGAGTTCTAGTTGTTCTATCGCACTCATATCATTTCTCGTAACAGAACCCTTGGGGGACTGCACCGGGAAAGAAAATACTGTAACGTGATCTGGTTTCATCACATCAGATTCGTTCGGGAATCCTTTATCCTTCATGAACTTGCACAGAGGATCTTTGTTGTCTGCCCGAACTGTTCTGATGTAATAGTCATTGTGTCTCGCATGAATACCAGAAGCGGCATCGGTCAACTGAGAGACCGTCCCGGATGGTTTCACGCATGTAATTGCAGCAGACTGGGGGATACCGAGAATATCTGCATGTTCCTTATTGGTAACAATAGCAGTCTTTCTGAAACCTTCCAGTCTACCCGACAGACCCTTCATGTCTCTGGTAATCTTAGAATCCATGATACCTGTCATAGACACCCCAAGAAGTCTTTCTTCTTCGCAGTTCTTTTTCCAGTCACCCGATAGGTAACGGAAGTTCACAAGAGTAGACTGCCAAGTTCCCAGAATGGTTGCAAGTCGAACCTTTCGGTTAAGACTTTCCTCGGTATCATCAGCACGAACAACAACTTCTGTTAGATTACAGAACTCCTTGTCACGAAGAATAATTTCAGAACACGGATTGGTTCCGAAGTCATGATCCGGATCTCTGGTCACATAACTTGAATCAATGTCCAGACGGAACTCGTTGGCCTTTTCGATTTGCTTCTTCGAAGCATCACGATTAAAGATACCACGTTCACCACTCTTGGACTTGTAAAGAGACAGCCACTCTTCCATAAAAGTACCAGACTCCGGCTTCTCTCTGTAAGCTACGGAGTTATTAGCAAGGGCCCGTTGGGGGTCTGCTTCCCACCAGGCACCACTCTTTGCATCTCTCATTCGTTCGTCAGTGAGAGAGGAAAGAGAAATCAACGCGGACCTGCGTACCCCTCCGACAACCACAATCTCTGCAATTTTGCAGATGATATCGTGACATTCGATAGAAGTAAGTTTTCTACCCTTCGCTCGTCGGAAAGTTTCGACCGTGAATTTAAAGAGATCTTCAAGCGGTTCCGGTCCACTTGCTCGGCCTCCAAAAGTCTTAAGTCTTGCGCCCGCAGGGCGAATTTTGCTCGTGTCCCATTTTGGAACTTGACCTCCAATGAGCAGGCTAAAGAGCTCTCTATACGCTTTTGCCCAGCCCATTTTCGAATCTTGTACAACAATTGTCGTATCACTTTCTTCAAACTCCTCTGCTATCGTCGGCAGGGTTTTGATGAGTTCGCGTTCGACTGAGAATCCAACGCCGGTTCCACACATAAGAATGTATAGAATTTCATCAAACGACTTAACCTTATTTGCACTAACGTAGGAACAATTATACCCTGCGATATTGTCCCTTTTAAGGGCGTCTCCAGAAGTCATCAATGCCCTCATAGACGGCATAATCTCTAGATTCACAACAGCTCGTTCTAATTCTTCTCGAAGAGTTGGGTCTACTTCGTGGTCACATGTTTCTTTGAGATGCTCTGTAAAAAAGTCAAAGTATCTCCTCACGGTTTCCTCCCAAGTCTCTCGTCGGTTTTCTTCATCTAACCAACGGGAGTACCGAGAGAGGTGTATAAAATCTTGATATAAACTAGGTAGTCCCATTCACTTATTCTCCATGTTACTTTTCTCTGGATCATTTATATAGGTCAATTCTTTCCACGACTCAGGAAAAAGAGGTTGGATTAAATTTGAGATTGTTCTTGCGTATTGTCTGATTTCCCACTGTGCATGTTCGTCAATTCTTTGACTATAGAATCTGGCATAAGCAGCAAGACTACCTGTCCAGTACCATTCAGTGTACATTCCTTGTGGTAAAACAAATCTGGCTTGTTCTGGTGCGACTCCGTTTTCTAACAGTTGACCGTATGTGTACATACAGGATCGGATCGCATTTTCATATCCCAGTTCGGTTTCCTTATCGATACCAACGAAGTCATTACTTCCCTGCTTTGCACCGTTAGTAGGTTTACCTCTCCACTCAGGATAATAAAATTCTGGTTCAAACGAAACATAACGACGACTAATTTCATTCTCAACGAAACCCTGCTTGTGCTTAAAGAACTGGGTTCGGATAGAAATCGGCGCCTTAATTCTCAACGTGATCTGTGGGTGTGCAAATGGGGTCCAGTGCTTGTGTCGGGCAAGATAACGAATCAACTTCTTATCCTTTTCGCACAACACCAGAACGTCCTCTTTGTGATAATTTGATCCTGTTTCCGCGAGTCTGGTTATGGCCTCTGTGTCTTCGCACCATTCACTTTCATTGTTGAAAGAGACTCTAGCAGCATTGCATACAGTCAGATCACTTCCCATATGATCTACAAGCTGAACATGTCCTTTATCTAAAACTCTCATTCTTCATCCTTATCAATATAATATAATGTCACACCATCGACATCAGTAAAGTCTTTCGCAAAATCAACCGCACGGTCCCAAAGCTCTGGATCATTTTCTTTAACATACTGGGAAAATAGTTTATTAAATTTCAATAAGGCTTTTAGTAGTTTTTCCTCTGAATCTTCATTCATACTTTTTTCCATTTGTTAAATTTCAATTGAGCAATCATACCCTCACATGAATTATCGTCCATCATATTTTTAATTTCTTTGGGAGACATTCCACCCGTTATCATATCATTAATGTCCTTGTATTGCAAGCTGTTAGGCCAGATACACACAGTTTTTCCACGATCAATGAGTTTTTGCACATACGAACAAATTTGTGGATTCCGTGGTTCATTGTCCAAGGCATAAATCAATTCCGAATTTTCAAATCGGGGATGTACATTATCAATCGCACCCGCACCGACCATCGCAATAGTATTAGGAACAAACAAAGAATCGAGAGGGCCCTCCACCACATATACAGTCTTCTTGGGGTTCGCACGCCACATACCATACCAAAGTCTGTCTATACTTTTGTCTGCCTTTACTGTAATATACTTTGCGGTTCTTCTCGCCTGATGTTCTTCTCTGAAGGATAAACTTCTACCCTGAATGGCCACCACATCTTCTTTCTTATTGAAGAAAGGAATGATAAGTCTCTGATCATCTCCAATCAGACCTTTACAGTCAGGGTCCACTAGTTTCATATATCGATGAAAGTCTTTACAATAGTAAAGAATATCATAAAACTTCTTCGGAATATGTCTGAGTTCTACAAACTGTCTAGCGACATGATTATCCGGAAGATCCTTGATGCGGACCAGAGGTTTAAGTAATTCGTCTCTCTTCTTGAACTTTGGTTTAGAAAAAATAGGCATCAGTTCTGTCTCTTTGGGCTTCTTGTAGTTCGATTTGCCCATTTCTCCATTCTTAAATCTCTCTAGAGAATATTGTTTCATCAAAGTCGGGTCAAGTTGTTCCAAGAAGTTGTAAAGGTTGGAACCAAAGTTGCAATTATGACACCGATAAAAAAAGTTGTTACTCTTCTTATAGAAGAATCCTCGAGCCTTCGACTTGTTCTTTGTTGAGTCACCGCAGATCGGACACCTACAGTTTGCAAGGTCTTCTCTTTTCCAAGAGAACCTTTCCAATCGTGCAGAAACTAAATTGATATATTTTTTATCGACATAAAAACTCATACCCAATATTATAACACATTTTCACGAAAAGTCAAGTAAGTCCATCATGGAATTGTAAGTGGTTCACCAAGAAATACGGTTTTATTGCGCCACCCACATCGTTGATACAATTTATATAAAGAAGATCAATATTACCTTGATTATCACCAAAGGAAAGACACTCATCTATTCCATTACCATACCTAATTTCATTAGCTTTAAGGACTGCGGTGGTGTTAACAGATCTAAGTTTTCTATCACCTTCATGTCCAAACTGATTACTGTCTGATTTCTGCGATGTGTGGGTTTGGTTGAAAATAAGAGTAACAAAATCTCCAGGCATCCAATATTTGAAGTCACTACCAGAAATAGCAGTATCATCTAACATTATTCTAGAAATCGGAGAACTGTTAGAGTTAGACTCAGCATAATAACATGGTCCACATACTCCCCTAAGTACTAGTTCACCAGATGAATTTGGGGAAATTTGGGTTATATCTTCCCGAACGCGATTGATCCTCAAAGCACCCAGATTAGAAGGATCATATGTAAACGCATCAGTACTAGCAATAACAACATC